TGATGCGTTTGCGTATCTCCTCCTTGCTCTCGACCTGCAGCTTCTTGCCGGCGATCAGGTAGTGCGGCGTGCAGAGTTGGGCGCGCAGCCTGGTCGAAGGCGGCAGGCAGATTTCGTACACGCTCTTCGGGTCGAGCGCCTCGCGGAAGCGCCACCACATCTTGGCCCGGTTGTTGAGGAACTGCAGCGGCATCTTCTCGGCCCATGTGCCGTCGACGCCGGACGATATGAACAGCTCGCACTCGATGCCGTGGCTGCGCTTCAGCAGGCCGCGCGTCTCGCCAGCCCAGCCGCCCTGCCCGTCGAGCACGATCAGCGCTTGGTCGAGGCGCTGCGTCAGGATCATGCTCTCGACCTCTTCGCCGGTCGGCGTCTCGCTGCCCGGCTGCGTGAGCAGCTCGTCGAAGTAGTCGGTCTCGTAGAGCGGGGCGAGCACGGTCGTGTCGGCGCCGCCTTGCGCGATATCGCCGGCCAACACCAGCATACGCAGGCGCTTGACTTCCTCCCAGTGTCGGGCCCGCCAGCGCTCCTGCGCCTGCAGCACCCACAGCGTCGGGATCACCTGGAACGGGTGGTCTTCGCCCTTGATCGTGAAGTCGCCCAGCAGCAGCATCGAGCGCAATGGCTCGGGCGTGCCGGACATCTTCTCGACGTAGCCGCTGTCCTTCAGGAAGATGTTGTCCTTGATCAGGCTCTTGATGAAGGTGCGGCTGCGCGCTGTCGCGACGCGGCCGCGGTTGATATCGTCCTCGCTCGCCTCGACGCGCAGGCCGGTCTTGATGTCGTAGTGCCCGGGTCCTTCAACCCACACCGTGGACAGGCGGTCGCCCTCGGCGCGCATGTAGCACCAGCGCAGCTCGCCAGGCTTGGCGGGATTGGCAAAAGTCTCGTCGATCCACGGCGCAAACCAGCGGATCAGCCAGTCGCCGACCGCGGTGTCGGTCATCACGCCGTCCTTGATCTCGGGGATCGGCGGGTTGGTCGCGAAGACGACGCGCTTGCGCTGCCTTGGGTCGGTCGAGCGCACCCAGTTGCAGACGAAGTTAACGCGCAGCTCGTCGAGGAGAGCGGCCTCGTCGAAGCCCATGAAGTCTCGTGCGCGGCCCATGTGGGCTCGCTCGGATCCGGGCTCGCTCAGATGGCCACCGTCGATAGTCCTGCCGTCCCGGGTCTTCATGGAGCGGCGCACGCTGTCGGTCTTGGCGGGATCGGGCACGATCTCGGTCAGCCGCTCCCAAAGGCTCGACAGATCGACGCTCTGGCTGCGGAAGATCACGCTGCGCTGGTGCGCCGTGGTCGCCAGGCCGAGCAGCAGGTCGCTCTTGCCGCCGCCGGCTGCGCCCCCGTAGAGCAGCTCGTCCGCTTTGCTGAAGTAGGCGTCGGACTGCGGCCCGGGCTGCGGCGCCCAGCGCTTGAAGACGGGCAACACGTTGGCCGCATGCGCCTTCAGCACCTCGGGAGGCGCGTTGCGCAGCATGGCTTCGATGTTGTCGAGAGTGAGGTCCATCAGGCGTTGTCGGCGGCTGGCCTGTTCTTGAGGCGCTCAGCACGCTCAGCCCTCATCTCGGCGTCCGCCTTAACGATGTCCGCCGCGTACTTGTCGAGTTGCCACGCCACATCCTCGCCCATGCCCTGCGACGGGCGCGGCAACAAACTCAGCACTTGGCGCAACAGGTCGTAGGCCTCGGCCTTCGGCGCGAGACGGTCGATCTGCGCCCGCAAAACCTTTATTTCGTTGCTGGCCTTGCCTGCCATACGGGCAACTTCGAGCGGTTGGGTGTTCGGCATCTCGGTCATGGTCGTCTCCTGTTGAGGGGTTAATTCTTGCGCGCCCAAGGCACAACATAGTCGGCCACGCGCCGCCCCGGCATGATGTCGAGGATCGCGGCGTGCGTATAGACGAGCATCTCCTCCCAGCCGACGCGCATGGTGAAGTTCGAGAAGCGCAGGCCGTAGGTCTGCTCTTGGAGCTCCCAGTAGGCCTTGCAGCGACCGGTCCACGCGGGGTCGTTGTCGTTGATCGGCGGCATAAGGTAGCGCCAGGCGTGCGCCCGCAGCGTGCCGATGACCGGCGGCTTGGTCATCCAGCGGTAGGTGTTGGCGCTGGCGATAAGGGGCTCGGCGGTAGCGGTCATACCTTGCGGCTCCCTGCCTTAACGCGATAGCGCGGCTTGCCCAGCCACACAAAGCCGATCGGCTGCACAAGCGTGGACACGTAGACGTCCATCGTCGGTGCGACCACCGGACTATCGTCGAACAGCTGCCACCACGACTGCTCGTCGCGTATGCCCCACCACGAAGTCATTTCTCCGCCTCTTGGTGCTCGATTGTCGGTACCGGCGCCTCGATGCCGGCGCGCAGCGTGGCGATCATGGCGATCGCCAAGGCGCGCGGATCGGCGTTCACGTTGAGCTCGATGGCTCCTGTCACGTTGACGTCGGTCTGGTCGGTCCAGTCCTTGCGGCGGCGGTTCTTAAGCCAGAAGATCATGGCCGTCGTGTCGGGCGGCACATGCTCGATCGTATTGACGCGGGTCACCTCGCCCTTGTGGAAGAAAATCTTCTCGCTCGGGAACGAGTAGCCGCGAGCGCGGTGGTAGAGCGTGGCCTCGACCGCATCGTCGGCGATGTCCTTGCCGATGCGCAGCGCAGCGTCGAATTGCGGGTCTCGAGCACGCCAGAACTGCACCGTGCGAGCGGTCACGCCGAACGTCTCGGCGATATCGAAATCGGTAGCGCCCGACAGGCCAAGCTCCTTGGCGTCGGCCAGCATTTCCTGCCGGTGCTCGCTCAGCAGGTCTCGCCTTGTGCGTCGCATGTTTGGGGGGCGAAAGGGGGTCTCAGTCGCGGCTTCTGACATGCCCCTACAAATAGCACGCCGAAAAAAGTTGTTCTATGGTGCTTGACAAGAACCATAGACCTGAGGCAGGATGCAGTCACACCAGAAGACCGGGTGAGTTCTTTGACATCGCTGGCAACCAACAAGTCGAAACGCGGGGCAATCCGCGTCGTGACCGGAGCGGCTCTCCGGCGCCTGAATGAGACAAGCCCAAAACAAAGGAACCGACCATGACCGTGCTCGTATGCTACCCGTCGAAAAAGGTGCTCGCCGCCTCAGTAGGCCACCCGCTGCGGTACCGTGAAACTTCACTGTTCGGCGAAGAGTTCAAGCGCGACGGCACCGTAACGGTTGCCTACCGCCCCTCTATCTGGCCCTCACAGGTGGCCAAGGGGCGGGAATTTTTCGCCCGTGTCACCATGGCCAACGGAAAAATTGCCAAAGTCGAGTAGCCGAAACCCGCCCCAAGCGGGTCGCGACCAGACTGACCGCTGGCGCCTGAAGATGGCAGGTCAACACAAAGGACACCCCCATGGTAGACCACGAAATGATCACCCTCGACATGGCCGCCACCGAGCGCGCAGCGCTCGCCCCGCCAAGCATGACCGTCTTCGAAGCCACGATGATCGCTGAAGGCTGCTGGGAACTCGCCGGCTACGAGCCCGACGAAGAGACCTCAATCGCCGCCTGGCAGCTGCTGATCGACACCGGCGTATGCTGGCAGCTGCAGGGGGCCTTCGGCCGCCAGGCGGTCGCGCTGATCGAGGCCGGGATTTGCGAGAGGAGGGCGGCATGATCGACTACCCTGACGGCTACCAGCCCGGCCCGATCTGCGGCGTGCTCTCCACGGCTATCTGCGCCGGCGTGTCATTTTACGCCGCCCACGCATGGTTCAAGGCGCGCAAAGGCGCGAAGTGGAAAGGGTCGACAACGGTCTCGGTACGCGACGAGGCGCTCAAGCACTTCGGAGTGAAATTCGAAACGAAGCGGTGGACGCGCCCCCGCCCTACAGTCAAGACCTTCGCCGCGAAGCACGCGGCTAAGGGGGCCACCTACATGCTTCGCGTTCGTGGTCATGTCGTGACACTGCGCAACGGCTGGGTGTTAGATCAGCACGAACGGGCAGTGGCGTGCCTGCACGACAGGCGAAACTGCATCGTCACCCACTCGACGCGCATCCTATAGCCGAAACCCTCGCCCCAAGGCGAGGGTCGCGTGACCGCTGACCGGGTCCGCCTGAAGATGGCAGGTCGAACAGGAGACGAAACACATGACCGAAATGCGAGAAGCCAGGATCGTGATGCCGGAGGTGCAAGCGGTCGGGTCGAAGCCCCACGACGCGCTGCGCGCGGCACTCTGCGAAGCCTTCGGCGGCTTCACCATGACCTACGGCGTCGGCGGCTGGGTCGACGACACCGGAGCGGTTATCCGCGACAACGTCTGCATCTACGACGTGGCTATGGAGCGTACCCTGGCCAACTACGGGCGGCTGCGGGCCCTCGCGTGCGAGGCGGGACGGGCGCTGGGACAACGGTCGGTGTACCTGCGCTACCCCTCCGGCTCGACGGCGATCATCAGCCTAGAGCCGTCTGAGACGGCGGAGAAGCCAGACGATGCGAGCGGCGCCACGAGCAGCCTCGGGCATATCGGCGACCTGTCGAGCGTGCGTGGCGTAGGTCTGCAGGTTACCGAGGAAAGCAAGGCAATCAAAGACGCCCTGCTCTACGGTGCCGGCTTTACGAAGGGCGGCAAGCACGTCCCAGTGGCCGGGGTATCCACGAAGCGCCTGCCCCAGGCCGGCGAGATATGGCTGGCCCGGGATGGCCTGACGGTCGTCGCGGTTCTGAAGCAGGCTACCCTCCTCGACGGCGGCTTCGACTGCGTAACGCTCACGAGGGGCTCCACGGCGCTCAAGGAGGGCTATCAGATCGTCGTCGACCTGGACGGCCGCTACATCCGTGGAGTGCCGCAGGAGAGCCACCCGCTGGACTTGGTAACGTACCGGTCCATCTTCCTCGCCTGACCGCTCCACCCTGACGACAGCCCCGCCGGCAACGGCGGGGCTTTTTTCGTTCAGGGACGCCGCGCGGCGAGGGCGGCGTCCGCGATCGCGTAGGCCATCTCGGCCAGCCTGGCCGGGGGTGAACTCCCCACCACGCGGCTGCCGGCCAGGCCGGTCAGCACAGCGTTGGCGGCCGCGTCGCGCACCTTGACGCGGCCGGTTAGGCTCTCGGCGTCAATCGTGTCTCGCATCGTGGGCATGGTCGCGTCTCCGGTTTTCGAGGTGTAGTCGGTAGTGGTGTAGTCGGTGTTTCCACAAGCCCCATATATATAGGAAGGATATAGAAACGGATTATATCTATCTCTTACGTTACAGGTATATTATTGACTACACTACTACACTTATCGTTAGAACGTAAGGTTTTTCAACTGGTTGGCTCTGTAGCCGGTAGCTGTAGTCACGTTTTTGGCGTAGCCGCACGACTACGCAACTCGATGACGGCGCTCCCGAGGCGCTCCATCGGTGGTGTAGTCAGCGCCTTGTTCTTCAGCACCTCCTCGCGTAGGCGCTCGTCGAGCTGCCACCTGGCAGCCGCAGCGCGGCTGACCGCGTAGACGGCCGAGCGCTTCCCGTCGATCAGCGGCTGCCAGTTTACGCCCTTCGGCACCCCGACGCGGTGCCCGCGCTTCGCTGCCTCGCGCTTGGCGATGTCTCTCCAGCGCTGCATGTCGGCGAACCCGAGATCGTACTCGCGCGCCTTGTCGGCCATGATCGTGGCCACTTGATCGGTCGTGTAGACGTCGGACGCGAGCGCCTCGAAGGCGAGATCGAGCCCCCGGTCCAGGTCGCTCTTCGACGCGTCCACCATGGCGCGCTTGCCCTCCGTCATCGGCGGGGCGACGTAGGGCGAGTAGCCGGCCAGGTCGACGGAGAGCAGCCCGGCGGCGAAGGCGGCGATGTTGGCGTCGTCGGCCATCCACAGCCGCATCTCGTCCCAGTAGGCCGCGTCGCGCGGCTCGCCTGACGTGATGACCGCAAAGCGGCGATCCTCGGCCGGGATCGGCAGCGCGTCGGCGTGGTTCGACGCGATGATGTAGGAGGCGCAGGCCATGGCCGTGAAGGCGGACCCCTTCTTCGAGATGAAGGTGCGCTCGACCATGTTCGGCTCGATCAGTGATTTCAGGTGCTCGTAGGTGTTGTGCTTCGTCTGGTAGGCAGAGCTGCCGCTCCCCGTCTCGGAGCTCTCCGACACGACGATCATCAGCTTGTCGGCCGCCCAGTCGGTGTATTGCGACTGATAGGTGCGCCCGGCGACCATGGCGTAGGGCATCTCGCGGACGTAGCCGGCGCCGAACAGGCGCTGCATCAGGGAGGCGAGCGTGCCACGGCCGGTCCCAAACCGGCCGTGCGCCACCAGGACGACCGCAGGGCCGGGTACGTGCGGGTGGCGGTACTTGTAGGCGAGCCACTGCATCAGCCAGGCGCGCTCCCCCTCGTCGGGGGCGATCTGTGCCATGAAGTCCATTCCGAGCGTGGCAGACCCGCCCACGGCCTCGTGTGACGGCGGCGCGTAGCAGTTCACCCACACCGCGCCGCCCTCTTCGAAGGTCGGCCGTGGCTTGTCGGGGCGCATGCGCACGCCGCGCACCGCGACCCGCTTCTCGGACGAGGCCCAGATGTCGACCGGGTTGACGGTCTTCGTCCCGCCCTTCGGCCCGAGTTCCTTGTCACAGTTGGGCAGCATGAGCGTGCGGAAGGACATCATGTTGATGCCGTCTTCCATCGACGTCGCGTAGAGCGGCACGACGCTATCGCGCAGGTGCGGGCAGAAGGCGTACGTCGCCAGCAACTTGGTTGCCGCCACCGTGGCACCGTCGGAAGGTCGCACCACGTTGCGCCGCTTCTCGTCGATCTCCTTCAGCCGCTCGGCGATCCGGTCTATCTCGACCGTGTAGTCGCGCGGCTTGGCCGAGGCCTCCGAGTGCGTCAGCCCCGTCATGCTGTCCCACACCGTCAGGTTGCCGGCGCGGGACGTTCCGATTATGCAGCGATCGGTGCGCCTTTCCCATACAGTAAGGTTGCCAGCTCGGCTTGTGCCGACGATGCAGCGGCTAGTATTGACGGCCGTCGGGCCTTCAAGGAACGATGCCGAGCAACGCAGCTCGCCGCCTTCACTTGCTGCCGCCAGTTCTCGCAAGCGCTGCAAGGACACTCGTTCACCGGTATTGAGGTCGAACTGCATCTCATCGGTGAGATCGTAGACGCGGACGGCATCGCTTTCTCCTTTCTGGGACTTCTCGACGGGGTTCCAGCCAGCCGAGCGGAGCTCGGCCTCGGCTGCGTC